TCGCCGCCGATCTGGATCTGCGTCACGATCGCAGCCACCGGCGCGGGGCCGTCATAAACCGCCCAGAGCTGCGCATCGCACGCGATCAGGCGCGCCAGCACGTCAGGCTTGTCGGGCGAGCGTTTCACCGCAGGCTCGAGCAGAGGCCACAGGTCTGACCAGACCAGGTGAAGATGGCGCAGAGGAATGCCGGTGGCGGTCATGTGCTGATGATGTGGTTGAGGACGATCGTCGGCTGCGTGTTGTTGTGCGTGCCGCCGCCGCCCGCGTTCTGGATCGAAATGTTGGAGCCGTTGGCGCTGGTGCCCGGCGCAATGTTGCCGCCGTCGGCGTAGCTGTACCAAGACTGGTTGAGAATGCTGGCGTCGCCGATCACGATGCGCCCGCCCGGCGCACTGTGGCCGTGTCCCGGATCGTTGACGCCGTGGTTGTGAGCGGGAATCTCCGCCGTCGACAGCGTGTGGCTCTGCTCCCCGCCCGAAGCGCCGAGCGTTGCGCCGGACACGGGCGACGTCAGGCGACCGGCCGCGCTGCCGCCCATGTCATCCTTGCCGGCGGCGACGCGCCCGCGCAGATCCGGCAGGTTGAAGGTGGTCGAGCCGTCGCCGGCGCCGTAGCTCGTGCCGATCGCAGCGAAAAGATCCGAATAGCCGGTCCGCGAGACGGCCTGGCCGTAGCAGAGCAGCCAGCCATTGGGCGGCGTGGCGCCGGCAAACGGCATGACGCAGCCCGCCGGCACGCGCAGCATCGTGTTGTAGTCGCGGATCAGCACGTTGACGCGCTCGGTGATGGAGCGTGTGTCGGCCGAGACGGGAAGCGCCGGCAGGCTCATTGCGCACCTGCCGATCGCGTGTCGAGGTCGTCGATGCCCTGCATGTTCGACCACAGGTCTCCGGCGTTCATGGTCGCGCGGACGCGGAAGTAGCGGCCGCTCTGGTAGACCGGCGCCAGGCCGGCCGGCGTCAGCCCGACGGCCGGCCCGTAGGCCACGATGCCCTGCTGGGTCTCGCGCGTGCCGATCTGGATCTGCGGATTGCCGCCGTCGATCAGCGGCCGGCAGGCGCGCACGACGGATCGCACGCCGTTGCCGGGAGCGAACTCCGCGGTTTCGACCGTGGCGGCGAGCGCCGGGCCGGAGAACGAGCCGCTCTTGTGCGTCGTGTCGAAGGCGAACAGCAGCAGCGAGACCGTGCCGGTCCAGAACGACGAATCGAGCGAATAGGGCAAGGCGTCGAGCGCGCCGAAGGGGTCGAGCTGCTCGAGCGTGTAGCTCTGCTGGCTGACGCCGCCGAACACCAGCTCGCACGTCACGGCGGCATGCGACCACTTGCCAGTGCGCCAGTTGTAGATCAGCAGGCGGTTGGGCACCCCGCCGTTGCCGTTCGCCGGATAGGCGAAGATGTAGAGGCCGCGCACCGGATCGATCGCCGACGAGGCGCGGAACTGATTGGTCTCGTCGAACTCCGCCCAGAAGGTGCGGTCGATCTTGCCGCGGCCGATCGGCGTGATCGTCTGGCCGCCCTGCACCATGTAGAAGCCCGACTTGTGGCAGAAGAACGCCATGTCGATCAGGCTGGCGAGGCTGCCCGGCACGCTGCAGCCGATGTCGTTGGCGATCTTGTCGATGCGGAAGATGATCGGCGGGCCCTCGTAGGTCATGCGCCGCACGCTGGTCTCCTGGAAGATCAGCGCGTATTCGCCGCCGACCAGGCCGGTGACGTTGCCGCCGTCGGGCAGGTCCTGGATGTCGGCCTGGTTGGCCGGCACCGAGCCCCACAGGTTGGCGTTGTTGATGCCCGACCACTGCACGCGCTGCGGCGTGGTGCCGATCTTGCCCATCAGGACGAAGTCGCGGACCGTCGTGACGAAGGCCGCGATCGGCGGCGTGCCGGCGAGCGCGGCCCAGCGGGTGCCCATCGACAGGTCGAAGGCCTGCGGGGCATCGACACCGTTCACCGCGATGGCGAGCGGGCCGAACTGGGTGAAGCGCCAGGTGTCGTCGCCGCCCGGCGCGTAGAGCAGCTCCTTCTGGGTCGTGCCGCCGGAGGTGTAGGTCGAATAGCCCGTGGTATCGACGCCGATCGTGAAGTTGTTGGCATCGACCACGATGATCGAGAACAGGAGGCCGTTCAGCTGCGTCATGCCGGCGACGCCGGAGATGAAGACCTGGTCGCCGTTGCTGTATCCGTGCGCCGTCACGGTCACCTTGCCGGGATTGGCCTTGGTGATCGCGGTGATGGCCTTCGCAGCGGCTAACTGCGTGACGTCGTTCCAGGTCGTGTTCGCCAGCAGGTAAAGCCTGGCCGCGTCACCTGCGAACATCTTGGTGGCGCCGGCGGTGCCACGGAACCAGGCCGCGCCCTGGCAGCGCGCGGCGAGCGCATTGGAGACGCCGGAGAGGCCGTTCAGCGGCCGATAGCTCTCCTCGGCCGGCACGACATTCAGCGCCTCGCGTGCCCACTGGCTGAGGCTCGGCATGTCGGGACGCCATTCCGCGAAGGGGATCACGCTCATGGCGCCATCCCCGCGCGCACCCGGATCACCGGCACCGAGGAGCCCGTGATGCGTTGCGTGCGTGCGTTGAGGCCCGAGACGCTGGCGTTGTAGAGCGCGAGGTAGCGCAGGGCGCCCGGCTCGTCCTGGGTGAAGATCGAGGCCTCGACCAGGCAACCGTAGAGATAGACGTCGGGGCTGCCCGTGAGAATGGCGTTGACCGTGGCGCCGGCGGGCGTGGCGAGCTTCTGGTAGTAGCGCAAGGTCGCCGTGTAAGAGCCCACACCTGGATCCGGGAAGACGCGGAAATTGGTGCCGCTGACGGCGATCAGCCGCGGCTGGTTGGGCGTCGAAGAGGCGTAACCGTCGATCGTGCGCTGGGCCACGATCTGCAATGGCGCGTTCGGGCTGTTGAGCTGCACCGAGATGAGCTCGAGGAATGTCGCGGGCTGCGGCGTCACCGCCTGCAGCGCGAAGGCGGGGTCGGCCGTTTCCATGTCGACGGTGCGCAGCGGATCGGAGCGCAGTGGATTGGCGGGATCGTCGGCCGCGAAGCCGTAATAGATGCGGCGTTCGCAGTTCAGCAGGAAGTCGTCGAAGCGGCTGTCGAGCAGGCTGTCGCCGCTGCGCGCCAGCCACGCCAGCACGCCCGCCTTGAGGCCGCCATAGGTGTTGATCTGGACGGCCATCAGATCGCTCCCTCATCGGTGCGCAGCCAGTGCCATTCGGGGTCGTTCAACAGCCGATCGATCCTGTCCTGGTGATCGGGGTTCCAGTAATCGACGCCGAGCTCATTGCGCCATTTCTCGATGATGATCAGCGGGATGCGCGCCACCATGCGGACGTCGCGCGCGCCGTTGTAGGGATCGCAATGGTTCTGGGCCGCCTTGTTGAGGTCGAGCAGGTGGGCAGTGTGCTGGAACGACTGCTTCGCCCAGTGGCCCTCGCCATCCTCGAGCCACCACGACGCGACGCCGGTTTCCTGGTTCCAGCCGAGAAGACGCTGGGTCATCAGAGGATCTCCGCCTGGTCGCGCCCGGAGAGATGCTTTGCCAAGTCGGTTGGCACCTGCAGTCGCGCGCGCTTGGAGACCTTGGCCGTCTGCTCGCTGGTCGTGGCCCAGTCGGCACGGCCGTTGCCGTCCTCGTCGAGCGGCAGGTAGACGTGATCGACGGTCACGACGATCAAGGCCATGGCGCGGCCGTCGTCGGCCGCTGTATCGATCTTGTCGTCGCTGTCTGACAGCGACTTGGTGGTGTGGGCCATTCTGGCCTCCTTGGAGAGAGAGGGGGATTGAAGTGGCGGGGCCCAAAAGCCCCGCCGCTCCATCAGGTCTAGGTGAGGTCGGCGACGATGCCGCTGCCGGCCTCGTTGCGGCTCTCGAGCGTGGCTTCGCCCACGATGTGGAACTTCTTGGCGTCGCCGGTCTGCGCCAGCGATTCCTTCTTCCACTTGCGCAGCCACAGGATGCGCCACAGCGTGGGATCGATGACGGCGATCTCGCGGCCGCGCATGTAGCGGCTCGCCACCGCCGACAGCGTGCCGAAATCCGACACGTAGCGATCGACGGCGCCGATGACCGTGGCCATCTTGCCCTTGGGCTCCTGGAACTGGGTGGCGATGCCGGTGAAGCCCGAGAAGTTCTGCTTCTGGGTGGAGCCCATCAGCAGCAGGTTGGGCTTGCCGCCGGCGTTCCACGCCGCCTTGATGACGGTCTTGAGCAGCGCCTCGGTCGAGGTGCGCTGCGTGCCGTCGGTCGGCGCCACGGTGTTGCCCGCAGAGAAGCCGCCCGAGGCGCCCGACGCGCCGCGCGAGATGTTCGAGACGAGCCACGATTCCAGGCCGCCCATCTTGCGCGGCGTACCGCCGGACTGCGCGCCCGAGGCCTGGTTCTGGCAAGCGATCGCTTCCAGATCCATCTTGATGCGACGGCCCGCGAGCGCAGTCTGATAGCTGATCTCGCTGTCGCGGCCGGCCTTCTTCACGACTTCCTGGGTGGCCGAGATGGTGAACGGCTTCTTCAGGATCTGCGTGCGGTTGCCGACACGGCTGGTCGGCACGATTGCCGCTGCCGTGGTATCGTCGCCTTCGAGCTGAGCATTCGTCGTGTCGGCATTGCCGAGCGCGTCGAGCTGCCATTCCTCGTAGGTCGCCTCCGCGTTGCCGGAGCCGATGGCCGCCTGGAACGGCGTCTCATCCTTGTTGAGGATCGAGATGATGTTGTGCAGCGACTCGCGGTTGCCCACGGCGTTGTTGCTGATCAAGGTATTGGTCGGTGCCGCCAAAGCAGCCTCCTATCGTTAGGGTGTCTGGTTAGAGTCCATTGAGGCGGATCAGCTCGGCCGCATCGGCGATCGAGTTCCCGCCATTCTTCCTGAACCGCTCGCCCACTTGCCGGGCCGCGTCGCTCGTCCGGTTGCCGGCGCGAGAGGCCGGTCCGGGAACGACGCGAGTCGGTGTTGTTCGCGCGGTCGTGTTCGCCGTCGTGACGGTCGAAGCCCTCTTCTGGGCCTGCTCGAATCGCATGGCGTTGAGCGCCATTTCGATGATCGGGGCCTCATGGATCTGGTTGATGCGGTCGGCCGGGATGCCCTTGGCGAGCAGGAACTTGCCGAGCTCGTCGTAGGTCTTCTGCGACGTCTCGGGCGCACCGAAATAGTCGGGCAGCTTTTGCGCCAGCTTGGCATGCTCGACGTGCTTGGCGTGCTGGAAGGTCTGCTCGGCGCGGGCGGTGGCGGCTTGCACGTCCTGTTGCCCGCGCCGGCTGGCTTCGGCGAGAACGGCCGCCTCATCCATGCGGATCTGGTTGAGCCGCGCCCATTCGGCGGGATTCTTCTCGGCGAGCGCGGTCCAGTTGACCTGGGACCACTTGTCGGCGAAGGCCTGCTGCAGCGCCGGGCCGGCCTGCTGCCACCACTGGGCGGCCTGATCGACCACGGCGTTGGCGCGCTGTACCTCTTCCGCCGCCCGGGCCCGGATCGTCGCTGCCTCACGCGCCTTCTCGTTGACGAACTCGACTCGCTGCTGCTCGTACTTCTTCAGCACTGGCCGCAGCCCGGGCGGCACGGCATTCCAGGCGGCCTTGTCCTCGGCGCTCCAGAATTCCGGTGCGTCGCTGCCCTCGGCGGGCACCTCGTCTTCGGCGACCTCTTCGGGCTCCTCGCCTTCGCCCGCCTCCTCGTCGGCTTCGGCAACAGCCGCGTCGTCGCCATCGCCGCCATCGGCTGCGGTGTCGGCATCGCGCTCGCTCTTTTCCTCTTCACTAACGTCTTTGACGAGGTCGCCCATCAGCGCGACGGCGCCTGCGACATCAACGGACTCGGGGGTAGTGGACTCAATCTCTCCGGCCATGTCGGCCCTCCTTTTGTTGTTCGCGCCGCTCCTTCAGCCGCGCATCCGCTTCGTAGGTTTCGATCAGACTTTCCAGGCCTGCCTTCATCTCGGTCGCGACGCGGGCGCGGCGGTAGGCCTCTTCGCGCGCATCGCGGTCCTCGGGCTGGCTCACCAGCATCTTGCGCATCTCGGCGTTCACGAAGTCGTCGAATAGCCAGCCGGCGTCCGACAGGACCTCGCGCGCGCGACGGATCTGCTGTTCACGGTCGACGGTCATCGGAACACCAGCCATCCCGCCAGGAATCCGCCGGGGAAGCCCGCGACGAACCCGACAGCGAGCAGGACGATGATGAGACCGGTTACGCTGGCGGCCATGGCGCGCCCGAGTCCGACCATCCGGCGCTCCGCCTCGCGCGTCGCGAAATCGCGATCATCGCTCATGACGGCACCCCGCCATTGCCTGTCGCGATATCGAGGCCATGCAGCGCCGTCTTGTGCTGCAGCTCGTGCTCGTCGAGTGCGGCCTTCAAGCCAGCCTTATAACGCTCGACCTCCGCCCACTGCCGGGCCTTCCACTGGGCGATCTCGATATCGGCCTGCGCCTTCAGGCGCTTGATCTCGGCGTCAGCCGCGGCGGACTGTTTGGCGATCTCGATCTGCGCCATGGCGAGCGCGACGGCGGGATCCGGCTGCGGCGGTGGCGCGGGCTGCGACTCGGCCGTCGTCGGCACGGCAGCAGCAATCCGGTCGGGCGGCTGGAAGAACAGGCCCGGCGTCTTGAAGCCCAGGGTCTCCGTGACCTTCTGCGTCGCGTTGGCGATGTTCTCCGGCGTGACATACGGGCCTTCGGCCTGGCCGCCCTGCAGCGCGATCAGCTTCTCCTGCAAGGTGCCGATCAGCGCGAGATGCTGGATCGCCTGGTCCTTGCTGCCGGTACCCAGCCCGACATTGACCGAGAGCTCCATCTCGTCGGGCCACCGGCTCGGATCGCAGTTCGCGAACTGCTTGCCCGACCAGTATTTCACCGGCCCGGCGCACGCCCGCTTGATGGCGCTATAGACCAGGCGATAGAGCCGCTTGATCGCCGTCTCGGCCAGCACGCGGGCGATCAGCTCCTGGCGCTGCTGGGCGGCCGACATCAGCATGTTCATGCCGCTCGCCGTCTTGTTCAGGCTGTCGGCGTCGAGGCCCTGGTTGTTGCGCACGATGCCGGTGCGGTTCTCGCGCACCGTCGCCAGGTACTCGAGCGCGGCCAGCACGCCGCCGCTCACGTTCGGCACCTGCAGCCAGGAGACGTGATTGTCGCCCGGCCGCGCGCCTGCCTTGAGCCGGATGGGCGAGCCAGGAACCCAATCGATCAAACTATCGAGGTTGACCTGGTCAGAGATGACAGGGCGCGGCCGGTTGGTGATGTAGAGATTGTCGAGAAGGCCGCGCGTCAGGACCGAGCCGATCTGCTGCAGGTCCTGCGTCTGGTCGAACAGCGAGCGGCCGACGATGGTGTGGCTCATCAGGATCGGCGAGGCGAGCGCGATCGAGGCCAGGCCGTCCCATTCGACGCGCTCGACGATGCGACCCGCCGTGCCGCCAGCGTGAGCATAGACCACGCGCAGAAGCTCGGAGACGCCGTCGCCGTCGTTGTCGGCACGGACATAGGCCACGACCAGCCAGAGCGGCCGCTCGCTGTCGCCGAGGTCGCCGCGCTCGGCCTCGTTGAGGATGGCGCTGTCGTTGCGCTGGGCCTCCTCGGGCGAGAGGTCGCGATCGGAGCTGAGCTCGTCGACCTCGTCCTGGCCGAGGCCCATCTCGACCAGGTCGGACGCCGTGACCCGCTTGCGGAAGCCCAGGAACGAGGCCTTGTCCTGGTCGCGCGCCGTCGGCGTGAACAGGATGTCCTCGGGCGCGATGTTGTCGGCCACCACGCGCTTGCGCTTGCGGGTGATGGTGATCGTACCAGAGAAGGAAGGCGCCGGCGGCGGAGGGAAAGGTCCCTCGCCACGGCTCGGGAGAGGCGCCCCTGGTACCTCCACGGGCGCCTCGTCCTGCTCGAGCTCCATCGCCAGCTCGGCGCCTTCCTCCGCCGCTTGCGCCACGACCAGGTCGATGGCGTCCTGCGGCAATCCTTGCACCGGCACGCGGCGCTTCTCGGTGTAATCCTCCAGGTCGACCGTGACGGCGCCCAGGCGGTACATCAGGGCGTCCTTGATCATCCAGTAAAGGATCCTGAAGCCGTCGTTCTGGCGCATGAAGACGTGCGGCACGTATTCGCTCGCCTCCTTCGCCCACTGCTCCTCGCCCGGCGCGCCCGGGGTGAACTCGGCCACGTCGTCGGTGCTGGTGAAGACTCGCATCAGGCCGGGCATGATCGATTCGATCACGTCGGCGAATTCCGAGGTCACGACCTGCGAGGCGCCGTCCTGCTCGTCGCCATAGGGCTCGCGGTCGTAGTAGTTGAGCGCGTCCTCGCGCGTCTGGCTGAGCGCCGACCATTGATAGTTGCAGGCGGCGTTCTCCTCCTTGCGCAGGATGGTCATCAAGTCGCTGTCAGACAGCGACCCTTCGGCTTCGCTCCCGCGGCTGTTTACAGCCGCTGAGGCAGGCGACTGCCTGTCAGACAGCAGCGAGTCGCTGTCAGGCAACAGCGTCTCGTTGCCGGCGAGCCGGTCGAGCCTGGTGGAGGGAGGGAAGTTGTTGAGCAAGGTGCCGATCCTCACGTGAGTGTCGGCAGGCATACGCCACAACATTGCTCAGTTCTGTCAAGAGCCAGGCGACATCGTGTCGTAAGCACATGAGTTGTCCGGGTTAGGTAGCACACGAGTTGTCCGGTTTTAGAACGGCTCCAAAGGAGCTGGTCGATGAACCGGACAACGTTGCTGCAGGACCGCAGGATGGAGAAGTTCGAGGATCTGTTGCGGCGCTGGGAAGGCGGGCAACTGTCGGGATCGGAGGCCGGGGAGTTGCTGGGCTGTTCGGAGCGTCAGTTCCGCCGTTACCGTCGGCGCTACGAGGTAGACGGGCTGGAGGGTCTGGTTGACCGCCGGCTGGGCAAGGCGTCGGCGCGGCGTGTAGCGGTCGATGAGGTGATGTGGATGCTGGGGCAGTACGAGAGCCACTATGCAGGGTGGAACGTAAAGCACTTCCACGAGCATCTGCAGGCCCGGCACGGCGTGCGATGGAGCTACAGCTGGGTCAAGACGAAGTTGCAGGCGGCCGACCTGGTGCCGCGGGTGCGCCGGCGTGGAACGCCGCATCGGCGCAAACGCGAGCGCAAGCCGTGCGAGGGCATGATGCTGCACCAGGACGGCTCGCGGGCGGCCTGGCTTGCCGGTCAGCCGGCGCTCGATCTGGTGGTGACCATGGATGACGCCACGAGCACGGCGTACTCGGCGTTGCTGGTGGAAGAGGAAGGCACGGCCTCGACGTTTCGCGGGCTCTTGGAGGTGTTCGAGAGCAAGGGCCTGCCGCTCAGCCTCTACACTGATCGCGGCAGCCACTACTTCGTCACCGTGAAGGCCGGCGAGACGGTCG